CGGTGAAATCCCGACCCTCTTCATGTCTGCCTGTTGAGCGTCGTCACGTATTTGAGAGGAGCGCACCGTATTTATGCCTGTTGCAAAACTTCCTCCCGTTATAGGAAAAGCTCTGAACGCTGACGAAGGTAGCACTCCAAACGAACTTTCGGCAAGATACGACACCTGTATCCTGTTTGCATCTGCCATATTTATTTATTCACTTTCTTAGTTTTTGTTAGCTGTCGTACCTAAACGGCACGTCAACGTTTACCTGATAATATGGTTCTTCATTCTCGCGCCCAATCGGAATAACCGAACCTGCCTGTAAAACAACTCCGCTAACAGTGACACCTCTAAAAATGGTGGCAATGTCATCGGCTACTGCTAAACCCATCTCTGCGCCCTCCTCGGTTGGCGTAAATATTTGAACCGTAATTACGCCTACCTGCCTCCAACGAGGACTCGCCCCGTTGATGGATATTTGATTTTGTTCTCCCCCTAAAACCGTTATCCGCGCCCATGCCTGATGGCTCGCAGGGTTAAACGAAACAGATGGGTCAAACTCTATATTAGGCCACGCTACAGGAACGTTTGGCCTAACTGAATCCATTTGTGCCTTAAATCGTGTTAAAATTGTATTAAATGCCGTACGAAACGCCATATTATTCTGTTGCCTCTATTTCAGCTAATGTCAATGCAACCATTCCACGAGGAGCCTGTTTGCTATGTCCACGCTCTAATCTACCTATGTAAGGCAGATTGTTTGTAATGTATATATCTTCACCTAATTTTATTGTCTTTAAGGTTCTATTTCCATCAGCAACCGCTGTGTTATTTGTTGTTTTCTTTACATCTGTTTTCGGGATGTTGATCGACAACTGCCAATTTGCTCTCGCCCTGCCCGTATCGACAGGAGTTTTTAAAACAACACCACGAAGCACTTTTAAGCCAATAAGACGCTTTTTCTTAGTGACCGCTTCAAGCGTATCGCCCCTGAAATTGTCAAGGCTCACATTAAAATTTTTAGCGTTCAAGCTGTTTTTGTATTTAGTCATTACGCAGAATAACCTCGCGTATGTAGCGTGTAGATAACATCAACGTTTTTCGCTCTTGTTGTTTCAACTGATTCAATTCTCAAGTCTTTACTTCCGTCCGTTATTAGATCGCCTACGTTTGGCTCTCCACCCGTCATCCCTGAAGAGGCGACTATATACCGCCTGTCCTGTTGTAGCACAACATTCCCGTCACGCTCGCTTGTTTCAAAATCGTCGAGTATTCCGTTTAACGTTTGGGTTGATGTGCTACTTGAGCTTTTCTTCCAAGGCTCAGAACCGCTTACTGACACCGTTTTGCGTGTTAGTATAAAAGTCGTTCCGCTTTTTTTTATTGCATTTAATGCGTTTGTTGCAATCTTCGTCGCGTTCATTTGCTTTTTCGTCTTTTAGCTTTTTTCTTTTTTGCTGTTTTTGCCGACTCTGCAAACGCTTTAGCAGATGGTGCGCTTTTGCTGTTTTTTCTGCGCATTTTTTCACCGCTACCTTCGGCTATTCTTTTACGTTTAGCGTGTATATTTGCATACAAGCCTCTCGGCTTTTTCTTTGCCATTTCCTATGCTCTGTCTAACGTTGTAGTAGTACCTTTAAATGTTCCAAGCCCTCTGACCATACGTATCAAAATTGGAAGTGTAGCTTCAGCAGGTGCGCTATTGAAATACTCTGTGACAATAGGGCCAACCTGTTCCTTTTTGACGTCTCCACCTCTATCATATGAAGCATTGAGCGCGTTATTAACATGATATAATGCAAGCTCGCACTGCGCGTATTTTATTTGTGTAGGTATGACATCAAAATCATAATATCTTTCATCATCGTCGGTTGCTCCATCGCGAGGCCACGCCAACGCTTGCGTATTGTTTACTATCTCTCCCGTCCATTCAAACATACTGTCAAGTGAAACTGTCGCGTAACGTAACGCACTTTCCTTGTTGGCCGAAGACAGTCCCGTCCAATCAGACGGTGAGCCATGTTTAGTGAAATACGCATCTGCGTCCGTTACGCTGATATAACTGTCTGCGTTAGCTATCACTGCGCCCGTTTCAACCGTTAACGCCATTTTATTCCTCTTCTTCCTCTTCTGTTTCTTCTTCTTCTGTCACTGCGAAGACCTTACAGTTATTTGGGTCAATAATTAGCTCTGTTGGTGCTGTAAGTGTCAAGCTATTTAAGGCGTCGTCATTTTTTTCAATGGCGAACCCTGCTGTTGCGCAATCTGACACACCTAAACTGCGAGCCTCCGACGTGTATGTTATTTCCAAAGTCGAACCGTCAGGTATAGGGTTCTCGGTTGGTTCTATTACAACCGATACTTGCGAACCTTCGTCCTCTGCTTCCGTCGGCAACCTGCCGTTCCACATTCGCAGTCTCATTTTTCAACCTTTACCTTCGCTTTGGCTTTCGCTTTAGCCTTCGGTTTAGTTTCACCTTCTGCGCTGTATCCCCTACCCCTGTATTCTGCTTCTGCGTTACCGCCCTTATCAACTACTACACTCTCACTGCCTTTTGTCAGTGTTACTGTTTCGATACCTGCCATTTTTATATTCTCCAAAATAAAGCAGGGTGAGAGAGCAAAAACTCCCTCACCTTGCAAAAACAACTACCCTTTTACACGGCAGAGCAGTTCAGGTTGGATTACTTTGGCTCCACATAATACATCGAAACTGATAGTATCAGTTTTTGTGGAACTGTTGTAATCATAAACTACACGAACACCCAATCCCCTGTCGCCAACATATTCAGCCGTTTCGTTGCCGTTTGGAAGATCAAGAGGAACAATAGCCACAGTCAACCCTGCAGGGTGACCTGCAATGTTCATCGCGTGGTCAGTAGTTTCAAAAGTCAAAGCGGAATTATCAGCCCAAGCCACTTTAGCCTTAGGTAAAAACGATAACGTGCCTCCGCTGTAGGCTGTAACGACGTAATGCGTCGTGTCACCTGCAACAGTGAAAATGTCGCCAAGTTTTGGATTGTTCGACCCACCGTCGATTGCTACAGAAGTGTCGCCAACTGCAACGGAACCACTGTTGACCAACCATGAAGCAGGGCCATCAGTGTCGTGAGAGGCTATGTTTTGAGACATGTAAAAATCCATTCCCAAGAACTCACCAAGCGATGCGCGACGCAAGGCTTCTCCACCATCACCACGCTGATCGGCTTGTAGCACCTGAGTGACGTTTGCCATGATGTCAGCCTTGGCCTGTGGGTTCATAATAGCAATCCTACCTGCCATCGGAACTTTTTCGTCGTTGAGCTTCTTGTCGATTGCTACCAAATCTGCCAACGAATCAGGTGGGTCACCTGCTGTGCCGACATGATTAGCGATCTGATTAGCCTTGCCAAGCACATAACTATCAATAGCCTGTGCCAACCCTGCCATAGCAGGTGCAATAACACGACCACGGAAATCATCCAACGACAAGGTAAACTGCTTGCTTGTAACACCGACAGTAATGTCGAAATGTTTTTCAAGCTGTAGCGTCGTGCTTGCTTCGGTAATGTTTTGAGTGCTTGTCGTTGACGAGAACTCGTTCGCAGTAAATGAAGCAGGTTCGCGAATCGTTATCGTGTCGCCTACTTTTGCGCCTTGAAACTCTCCCTGATAACCTCTGTTAAAAAGGTTGGTCGCTACTAAGTTGTTTTCCAAGATCAATAACGCCTCACGCGCTACAATGCTTGGGGTAATAAAGGTATTAGCCATTTCTTACTTTCTTCTTTCTCTAAGACAAGTTTAACCTTGTCTGAATTTACGATATTCAGCCATAGACATCGCGCCTATAACCTCAGGTGTGACTTGTTGCGAAGACGCGCCTGTGTTTTTTGTAGTATCAGGTTGACTTCCTCCACCCGAACTCCCTGCTGATGAAAATGCGACAGCAAGATCAGGGTCAGATTTTTTTTCTTCGACCAATGCTCCAAATGTCATAGGCTCAAGACTTGTACCCATCACTCGCGGAGTCCCTTCACCGTCTACTATTTGAACTTTGACTCGCCCTTCGTCGTCTGTTACTGCTTTTACTTCATTTCTTAATACAGGCATTAATAGCTTTGCTGATCCACCTGCCTGTGATATTGCTGATGATAGTTCGTTGTCAATTAGCAATTCCTTGATTTGCGCCAAGCGAGAATCAGCTAAAGCAGTTATGGGCGCAATCGCTTTATCCGTTTCGTTTTTGGCAGATTTCCTCATTTGCTCCATCTCGTTTCGCAAATTTGTTACGGCAGTGCTTTCATCTTGCTTCGACTCGCGGAGCGATTCAAGTTCTGCCAAATTTTCGGCAATCGCGTCGGGTTCAGCGTTCAGAGAGCTAAATCGCTTTAGCCCTGCCTCGGCCTTGTCCGCACGATCTTTTAGCTTGCCTAAAGTAGACTTTAAGCCACTAATATTTTCAAGGGCGAAACCGTCTGCGCTATCTACCTGTAAGACAAAACGCTCCTCGCCTTCAGGTTGTCCGTAATAATCGCGAACGCCCTCAGGTATTGCATCTGCAGTTTCGTATGTTGCTTTTAACATTTGACACCTCCGTATCAACCTGTTCTCGACAGGGTTTATGCCCGACTTCGTCGGGTCTTGTTAGTGTATTAATATCTTTACTTTTTCGCTTCCACTATCCTCGTCTTGTGCAGGGTATCCTGACCCCCATTCAATTTCCAACTGTAATGTTTCTGAGGCTCCGTAAACAGACGCCTCCAATGGGCGAGCCTCTACCACACCATAGTCCGCAGGGTTGTTTGCTGTAATGTTTAGAAAAAGCTCCAAATCTTCATTATCTGCCGACCAATAACCGCCCTGCGATAAGTGCGCAACACGTTTTGTTTTACTTGCACCCTTCTCTATTACCGACCCTAACAAATACGCCACAGGCTCCTTGCGATACAATTTAATCGACATTAAAATACCCCTCTTAGGTATCCTATTATGAACTTAAAGGCTTCGGGGTCAGCGACTGCCATTTCTGCGCCCATTTGATTCAAATCTTCAAGAAGTATCGAAATTACTTCAGTGGCATTGTATTCTGCTATTTGCCATTTTTTTTTGTAGACTGTGCCGACATATTGGGGGTGTCCTACGTTTTTATATAAATCCCCTTCATAATATCTCTTTCCAAAGTATTCTTTTCTGCTTGCCTGATTTCCACTTAAGCCTAATTCTTCTCTTTTTTTTAGGATATTGTCGTATTTGTCACCGTTGCCGTATTCGTATTCACCGTATTGACTATATTTCTTTTTCAGTTGTATATCGTCAATTCCTTCTGTCCTGTATTTGTGGAACTGAAACGACGATGTGTTTCCTCTTAGCTTTCTTTCATGCTCTATTGCGTGTCCTATTTCATGTACCCATGTTTTTTCAGGTGCCGTTCTGTCTACGGGCATATTCAACTCAAATGTATCATCGTCGTAATGCGCCCTGTGTGTTTCATATCCGTATCTTGTTTTTTTTGGATTTTTAAAATTTACACGCACATTTGCATCGGTTTTGTTTTTTGTAATCCTATTAACAAACTCAGTTGCGCTGTTTGCGACTTTAATCTGTATGTCCATCGCTTGGCCTTCGTTCGTAACATTTGCGTCAATCCATGGTTTGCCATTAGAATCAACGCTTCCCTTCCTGTTCCAATAGAGTCTCTCTTGATTCCATGCGCCCTGCCGTGGAGCATTGGGTATTTTAAGGCTTTGAATCCCTACCATGCCTTCGCCATCCTTAACCTCGCTCAACAATTTTTTTTCTTCAGCAGTTAGAATCATCTTGGTGTCATTGTTTATTGGATTCTTAGAAGCGTGAGCAAGTTTTTCTTTTGCAAGGCGTCCTCGCCCCTTTTGATACATAGAGCCATTTGTAGGCATTGCGTTTGCAGTAGCCTGTGCCTTTGTTCTCACGGCAACAAGCTCAAGAAACTCCTCGCGGACATTTTGAAGAGTGTCAGACACGTTTAGTTTGCTTTCTAATTCTTTTAGTGCCTTGGTCGCCTTTGGTATTTCATTGTCCATTAGCTCATTATACTCTTTCAATATTTCTTTTTTTCTATCCTTCGTAATAGCGAAACTTGTACTTTCAAAATCGTCGGTAAGTTTTTGCTTTCTAATGTTTAATTGCCTTATATGCTCTCTAAGCTCTGATAATTCCTGTAGACCTTGGCTACCTTGTATTTGTTTTTGATTCTTAGTGACAATAGCTTGAGCTTGTGCTACAAGTAAGTCCCCCTCTTCCCACGCTTCTATCCGTTTTTCTATCGGTGCGTTTGTGTCTGCAACTATTTTAGCTTTTCTTGCACTCTCCTCATTTGCTTTGTTAATTTTATCTACAGGGGTTTCAGGCTTGTCAACCTTTGGCTTCTTTCGCCCTTCTTTTACTTTTAACTCGTCAAGGGTAAGTGTTTTCCCTTTGCGATTTGTAAAGCTCCCAATTTTTAACTTCCCATCGCGGAATAGTTTAGCCTTAGTTTTACCCAACACATCCTCTTGAACGCTTACAGGCTGATCTTTTAGCCATCTGCCGTATGTCTGCGACGCAGGGACTTGCCCGTTCATTGATGCCCGTGTGCTTTTAATCCCCTTAACAGGTGGCAAGTCTAACTCTTCTTCCGATTTTAAAACAGGAACCAAGGTGCATCGACAATTAACATGAGCAGGGGGTTGAATCCTTCCCTCCATGCTCTCGTAGTTCTTTCCATCCAAACCTGCACACTGTAAACAGATGCGCGAGTCAAGAGTCGCCACCCATTGATAACCCTTTAGCAGGTCGTCGTTTTCCTCTAATACCGCCATCCTTGCCTGATTAGCCGTTCCGTTCAACGCTGTCCGAGCAAGAGCTTCCGCTTCCCTGCGTGTTCCTGTCAAGGCTCCATCAACAAACACTCCACCCTGCGTAGTTCCCCTGATGCGCCTGATGGCCTGTTCGACTGTTTCGCCCTCTGCAGATGAAAGCCTGACAGCAGACTCCAACCGTATCTGCGTGTCGTCTGCGAGTTTCCCCCACCACGTATTAAGCGGAGTGCCTTCGATAAGAGGCTTTGTTGCTATCGTGCGTAAATACTGCGGACTGACTAATCTTGTGTCGTATCGAACAGGAAGAGTGTTTTTTAACGTGTCCGCTACAAAATCTTGCTCGTCTACTGCAAGCTCTGTTAGTGTTTCCGCTGTCTGATCCTGTATTGTTTTTATTGCCTGATCGTTTAGTTGACGAAACGAAACAAACATACTCTGCATACGTCTCGTCGTATTTACGCCTCTATCGAATCCGCGAGCCTGTATTGCATCAAACCTCTTAGACAACTGTTTTGCGACATCCCCCTCAAGATCAGAAAGCAATGCCTGTATTTTAACCGCCTCGCTTGTGCCTAATTGCTGTAGGTAAACTTGATGACGGACAAATTGCGCTTGCATCTCCTCGTTTACCGAACGCTCGACAGCCCTTGGCAGTTCCCGTTGCGTAATTTGCGTCATTCAGTGTCTTCTGATTCTTGCGCTTCCGCGCTTGTTGTAAATGGGGAATCCGTCTCGACAGCAGACAACACCTCATCCGTGTCAATGCTTTCGTGGTATAATCCGCGCCTTTTACGTTCATTGAGATACGTACGTCTGTCAACTACCCCTAACTTATAGTCTTCACGTAACTCTTCCATTTCTCGACCTGAGACAAGTGAGTATCCTAAATCCTCATTGATAACGACCTCAGGAGCCTCTAAGTTGCTTCCTGTCCATTCTGCACATAACTGTAGTGCCTGTCGTAACCCTCTTTCAAGTAGCATAACATAAGCCTCTATGTCACTGACTTCGCGCCCTGCCTGAATTGCAAGCTCTGTCGCTGTAGGATTACCCGACTTGCGTTTCAAGGGAGACATTGCAAGCTGATCCATTTGATCTTCAAGAGATTTTAGACTTTCACTTCCAACCTTGACTGCACTACCGTTCGTCTCAACAACATGTACATCCGACTGTGGGTCTTTGTTCCCAAAAATCTTATATGGCCCAACCTCTACAGAAGCGATATCCTCCGCAGAAAAACCGCGAAAAAATAACATCGGAACTCGCGCAATAGATTCGATGGTGTCTTGGTCGCTTTGATTTCTAAAGTGCTTCCCGTTTAAAAAGGCCAAGCCCTCATATGGTGGATCGCATTCAAGCAACCCTTTTCTGTTTGCATAAACAGTAACTAACGGAATACGCCCGAGAGTGTTTGCAGACTCACCAATTTGCAACCATTCATCCTCTGATGTTTCCGCTGTTCCGTTTAATTTCCACGTTTCAATAGTCTGATTGCGCCAAACTACCACATAGTCCTGTTCCCGTATCTGATATTCATTTGTCGGGTCAGGCTCTTCCATTCTGTATCGTATATTAATCCTGTCGAGTTTTTCTACGCCACCGACTCTCTCGCCATTCCATGAAACCAATGACGCAGGGTTCACGCCCACCATATAAGGTCGCAAATTTAAAACGCGCTCGTCTGCAAGGGTTAACTCTCTCCCGAGCGTCTCGCGCAGGTCGATCGTGTTTGGATATTCACATAGGATGTGCGTTTTTCCGTAAATTAATAGGTCACGCATTCGCTCGCGAGCAAAGACAGTAATGTCGCGCCCCGACAAATCAACGTCCTGTGCTATTTCGCTAAAAAGATCGACGTCGTTTGGCAGTAATTGAACAGGTTCGCTAAATGGTCGTGCGGAGTGAGATTCAATAGTATTCCGATACTTTTCCAACAAAACGGCCTGATCTAATCGGTCTTTGTATCGACTATCGGATTCCTTCGCCCACTGCGGAAGATAATTTTCTCTTTTGTCGCGCATAGCGAATGTTCCACCCATCAGAGCTTCAGGAAGCTCCCACCGTCTCGCCATCCTCTTGTAAGCCTCATTTGGTGTATTAACATTTGCAGATTCAGACAATTAGCTTTTCCTTGTTTTAATTCGTTATGATCTATATATAATATAGATAATACATTGTCAAGTTATAATAAACCTTATGCTCGCGTTTCTATTATTTTCGTCCCGTATTGAGCTTCCACATGTTTCTTTTTCCATTTATAAAGCGCAGTACGAAATCCCTTTACATCCTCTATAACGACTTCACCCTCAGGGATTCTTTCGTAAACAAAATCCGCAAGGTAGGAGCCTATTTTTTTACCCTGCACGTCGAGCGAGTATCTTTTCTGCATTTCAAGGTTTTTTATTTTACCTGCTTTAAGCATTAATTTTAGTTCAATATATCTCCTCGACTCCATTAACGAGTCAAAAACAAGCCCGTCTATTTGGGTTTTTTTAGCATTAAACTTGTTTTTTTTGCTTTTTTTCAAGTATTTTACGTTTTTTTTCACTTTTTTTCCTTTTTTATTGAAAAATCGCTTGACATCCGTAACGTATCGTTGTATATTAGTAGTAGAAATTAAATGACACCACACACTAACAGGAGAAACAAAATGAACAATTCATTCAAATCACAAATCGCACAACCAAGCAACCAAGTCGGAACCACAGACGACGGTCAGCCAATCTATGAGGTCAAGCTTGGCGAAGAAGTAACTAAAGCCCAAGCGAAAAAAAACACAAAGAGATACATAGATCACCTCGACCAACAGATTCACGAATATAGCGTCGAAGGAAGAGACCACAGCGACCTGATAGATATTCGTAAATGGTTAATAAAAAACAACTAACTTACACCACATAACGGGGAGAGGCAAATGCCTCTCCCCAAAGGAGAAACAAAATGGAAACGCTAACACTACAAGAAAAATACGACAGGCTCAATGAGAAATTTGAAATGCTTCTCGAAGCAATGTCAGAACAACAGATAGAGACTTTTGACGAAATTAAAAAAAACAATAAGCTAAAAGAAGAATTAAAAAAAGCGAACGAACATATCAACGAGCGAGAACAAAGCATCCTATATTGGTCAAACAGAGCAAAGGATATGCAACACGACTTAGAAACCGAACGGAAGAGAACAGTTTCTTGGAAAGCGATTGCAGATAAAAGATTAAAGACAATGGACGAAGCCATAGAACTCTTGAATAAATAATAAAGAACTTACACCACGCAACGGGGAGAGGCAAATGCCTCTTCCCGAAGGAGAAAAAAATAAAAAAAGATAAAAAAAGATAAAAAAAGATAAAAAAAGACTTGACAACTGTTTCAATCCGTTTTATATTAGTTATAGAAATTAAAAATACACCACACACTTATCAGGAGAAACAACATGAACTTCTCAATCGAAAACAACACGATGTCACTCGCTCAAGCCAAGCAAGCCAAGGCAGATTATGATAAGGGCGTCGAGTTGAACGGTGGCGACGGTGGCCTCTACTTTCCAAGCTACACACAGATAATAAAGCACAACGATAAGTATGTCGTAGAGGTCGTCGAGGTCGAAGAGGGCGTAGTTCACCACGTCGCATACTTAGAGCCTCAGTATTGGGGAACCTCTGCCAACAGGGCAGATTGCGTTAAGCAACTCGACGTTTTTAATCAATATAGAATGAGCGATGAAAAATACGGCAAGTCTGTATTTGGAAAGTCAGTAAACGTTGACGGTCACGGAGAACTTGACGCAGACGCATATCACGATTCGCGTAATTGGCGCGGATAAAACGCCACATAATGGGGAGAGGCAAAAGCCTCTTCCTAAAGGAGAAATAAGATGCAGACAGTAGAATGGATTGAATCAATAGTAAACCTTGACGGTTCTAAAGCTAAGTCTTGGGTTGGCTTAGTTGACGAAAAGGTTGTCTATCGTATTGAACTACGCAAGAAGGGCGAGTATGACCTGATAGAGCGAGGAGCGGACATCATCCCGTTTCTTGGCAGGGTTGATCACGTTCTACACACAGCAACAACGCTTGAGGGAGCGAAGGCATTCTGTAAAGCATGATATACTTCACGGGAGACAGGGCGAAAGCCTTGCTCTCCCAAGAAGGTTAAAAAAAATAAAAAAAACGCTTGACATTAATTTCAATTCGTTTTATATTAGTTGTAAGATTTAAAACACACCACACTTTTCAGGAGAAACAAAATGCAAGGCTCACTTCAAAACCGATTAGCCGAAAACAGCGAACAGATCAACCCACAGATCGGAATGGGAATTACCGAATACCTGTGGACAGATCGCCACGTCGGAACGATAGTAGGAATAAGTAAGACAGGGAAGACGATAGAGTTCACTTACGACACAGCTACGCGCATCGACGACAATGGCTATTACGGCAGACAGGAATACAAATACGAAACGAACCTCGACGGCACAGTATATAAGGCTCGCCAAAACAAGCGCGGACAGTGGAAGATCATCAACAGCACAAGCAAGATCGGCATAGGCTTTCGTTCATATCACCACGACGTTTCATTCTAAACACCACACACAACAGGAGACAGGGCGAAAGCCCTGCTCTCCAAGGAGATTCCAAATGGCACAGCAAGGAGTAATTTTAGACGAAAACCACGACGAAAAATCTAATGACGTTTCAACTAAGCATCTGAAGAAATGGCTAATAATTGCACACAACGCTATCAATAACATCACTGTCATAAACACTGAGAACGAGAATAGCGACACTATACACCTAATCGCTTCCTCTATTCGCAATGCGTTAGCTTCCCTTGATAGCATTATCGACGACAGAGAAATTGCTCAGATTAATGCAAAGACAGAAAAGGCAAGAAAAAAATAAAAAAAACTAAAAAAAAGACTTGACATTTGAAACGAACTGTTATATATTAGTAGTAAGTTAAAAAACACACCATACTAACAGGAGAAACAAAATGACCAAGCCTAACTTCACATTGCCATATGAATGCCGATACGAAGCATTTAAGATCAAAAACTACTCGGTAGAAGTTACTCGCAAAGAAGATGAAAAATATTTGTCATACCAAATAATTTACACAAGAGAAGCGGATAACGGTAAATGCTGTCACATGGTCGAAACTGATAAGTCGAAGAACACACCGCAGTATTGGGCAACAGAAGATGCAAAGAACTATGCAAGCGAATTCATTCAGAAATACGAAACTGAATACAACGAGTTTTACTATATATAAAACAAAAACGAGAGACAGGGTAAAATGCCCTGTCTTTCGTTAGGCTATAAAAAACTAAAAAAAAACTAAAAAAAGACTTGACATCTAAAACATATCGTTATATATTAGTAGTAAGTTAAAAACGACACCACGAAAAACAGGAGACGGAAAATGGAAAACCTCAACGACAACATCACCAAAAACTTCGACCTCAACACAGGCTTCATCGGAAACGAAACGCTCAAGAACATAGCCTCAACAATCGAAGCACACTGCGCTGACCATCCTTTAATCGAACAAATCAAGCAAGTCGTCGAATCAAGAGAGGCTCGCGTCGGATGGCTTTCAGACAGCGAATGGGCGTAACTAAAAAACGCTTTCAGGAGAGGGGGTTTTTCCCCTTCTCCTTTTTTTAAAAAAAAATAAAAAAAGACTAAAAAAAGACTTGACAATTCAAAACGATTCACTATATTATAAGTAAGTTAAAAAACACACCACATCAACAGGAGAAACAAAATGAGCTTTTCAGAACTTAACACAGACGGAATGACCGAAGTCCAAATATCATACGTAGAACGCTTGCAGAAACGCATAGAAAAAGGATTAGCTGTTTGCGCTTCCAAAGATAAGGAAATAGAACGCTTGCAAAAATTTGAGGAAATTTGGCGTCAAACGCATGGAAGTGTTGAGGTGTAAGCAAACTGAATTGAGGTAGGGCAAAATGCCCTGCCTCTTTTTTTTAAATAAACACTTGACATTATAAAACGATTTGTTATATTAGTTATGGATCAGACAAACACACCACAAACTTTCAGGAGAAATAAAATGGAAACGCGCACAGAAACAATGAAGATCGTCAGCGACATGCAACTCAAGTGGAAGCGCATACCTGACCAAATCGGACTGAAGGCATACGATCCAACAACGAACACGACCTATGAGACGTTTAAGTATTACGATGCAGTAGGGAGCGTTTTGCTCGTAAACGGGGAGAGTGTTGGCGTCTACTACTACCAATGGGAATGCAAGGAAGAAGCAGAGAGATTAAATTTGGAAAATCACCGTAAAATGTTTCCGTCTATTTTTTACGAAGCAAATAAAAAATATCAATCAGCTTAAAAAAAGACTTGACCTACAAAAACGATTTGTTACATTAATTAGTAAGTTAAACAACACACCACACTTTCAGGAGATTCAAAATGGCCTACATGAACCAAGAACGCAAAAAATCCTTGATCAATGGGGGCTAAAGGGTCGCTTTAAGGTCGAAGAGGGCAACACGCTTGTCCTAACCATTACTGAGGGCAAGGATATGTTTCGGAGCGCAGAGGGTCGCGTCGTAAACGTAAACGAGTTCCATGTCGATCACACCTGCAAAACCGAAGGCTTCAGCCAAGCAGACGAGTCAGCCCTAAATCAAATTAAAAAGGCTATGTATACGGGCGCAAAAACGACAGGCGACAAGGCGATGAACGAAGCGCACGAACAACACCTCGACTACGCTAACCCCTCTTGGTGGATAAAGATTCAAGTAGGCAAAGAGAAACAGGCAAAGCCTTCTGATTGGGGATACAAGTGTCGAGAAATGTTTCGCCTCAATAACTTCTCACACCCCGAAGTTCAATTCAGGAAATAAGACAAAGTGAGGGTAGGGCAGAAGCCTTGCTCTCACTTTCGATAGAACA